GAAATACAAGAGCGGAAAAGCCAGCGTGAACCGACGCGTGGTACAGGCGCAGCAGTGGTGGAAACTGAAGAACTGGGAGCAGATCAACGGCGACCGGGGAACCAAGGGCGCAACCAGCCATCCGAGCAACACGGGCTGGCTGTGGAACTGCATCGTCGGAAAGCACGCGGACGCGCAGGATTCATATCCTGAACCGATTATCCTGCCACGGATGCAGGACGACAAAGAAGAAGCGACGAGGCTGAGTAAGATTGTCCCGGTTGTGATGGAGATGAACGATTACGAGGAAACATACAGCAGGGGTAACTGGCAGAAGATGCAGGAAGGGACCGGGACATTCGGCGTGTTCTGGAACAGCGGGAAGCTGCAGGGCCTGGGGGACATCGACATCACAAAGGTAAATATCCTGAACCTTTACTGGGAACCGGGGATTAATGATATTGAAGAGAGTGCGAACGTGTTCTATGTATCGTTTGAGGACCGGAAGGAACTGGAAGATCAGTATCTGGAGCTGCAGGGAAAGCTGAACAGCACGAAAATAAGCATCGACAAGTACAAGACGGACGACACACAGGACCTGAGCGACAAGGCCGTGGTTGTGGACTGGTACTACAAGAAGAACGGTGTGCTGCATTACTGCAAATACGTAAACGAAACGTGCCTGTACTCAAGCGAGGAAGAGGGCCTGGAGCGCGGATACTATGAGGACGGGGAATATCCTTTCGTGCTGGATCCGTTGTTCCCGGTGGAAGGATCGCCGGCAGGATACGGATATATCGACATTGCTAAGGACACCCAGGCGGACATCGACACGATCAGCCAGGCGCTGGTGATCAACGCGGAGGTATCCGCGACACCGAGATACTGGATCCGGCCGGATGGCGGCGTGAACGAGGAAGAGTTTGCGGACCTGAGCAATCCGCTGGTGCATGCAAAGAACCTGGGACAGGAAACGCTGCGGGCGATGGACCTGCCGAATATGAGCGGGGCGGCGATGCAGATGCTGCAGCAGAAGATCGACGAGATCAAGTTCATTACCGGGAACACGGACGTGAACAACGGAGGGGTGCCGAGCGGCGTAACGGCGGCCAGTGCGATTGCGGCGCTGAAGGAGGACAGCGGACGGAGCAGCAAGGACAGCACCAAGGCAGCATACCGGGCGTACAGGAAGGTCGTGATCAAGGTGATCGAGCGGATCCGGCAATTCTATGACATACCGAGACAGTTCAGGATCCTGGGCGCGGAGGGTAAGGAAGAGTTCGTAAGCTATGACAACAGCAAACTGAAACCGCAGGTGATCCCGAACTTGCTGCCGGGAGTGGAAGAAGCGCAGCAGCAGGAACCGGGAATGAGGCTGCCGCTGTTTGACATCGAGGTACGGGCGCAGCGGGAGAACGCGTACACCAAAATGAGCCAGAACGAGCTGGCACTGCAGTTCTTCGGGAACGGGATGCTGAACCCGCAGCTGACGAACCAGGCGCTGATGGCGCTGGAGATGATGGACTTCCGCGGGAAGGACGAGCTGAAGAAGAAGATCGAGCAGCAGGGGACGCTGATGGACGTGCTGATGAAGATGGGCCAGCTGGCTATGCAGATGGCGCAGAGCTACCAGCCGGAGCTGACGCCGCAGATCGGGATGCTGATGCAGGGGATCGCGGCGGACATGGGCGGAGGACTGCCGGCCGGAGGCGGAGGAATCAGCAGGCAGCTGGAAGAGCCGGCGGACAACATGAGCGCACCGAATCCGAACGAAAACGCGCTGGTAAAGCGGGCGCGGGAGCGGGCGGCGAACGCGACGCGGCCGACATAACCCGTTTCCTGCAAGAATCGAAAAAAGATTGATACAATCATTATGAGGGGTCGCCCACCGACGGGCAGAAAGGGGAATACCATGAAATATATGCTGAACCTGCAGAGATTTGCCGAGGAAGGAACGGGATCCGCCGCGCCGGAGACGGCAGGAGCAGAAACAGCAGCCGCAGTAGAAACGACGGACATCCAGGCGGGCGAAACGCTGGCGGATGGAAGCGTGGTTTCACCGCAGGTCGCGGCAGCGATGAACAGCCAGATGGCGAAACACCCGGAGCTGCGGGAAGTGTACGGCAGGGCCCGGACGCGGGCACAGCGGCAGGCACAGGCAGCCCAGGCGGAGGAACCGGCTGAAAAGACCACCGAGCAAGAGTGGGAAGAGCTGAAAAAGGGCAAGTACAAGGATCTGTACGGACGGGACGTGCAGGGCGCGATCAACCAGCGCTTCAAGAACCAGCAGGACGCGCAGAAAGCGATGGACGGACTGGAACCGGCGCTGGCAGTGCTGCGGGAGCGGGCAGGCGTGCAGTCGAACGAGGAACTGGTAAAACAGATCATGGACGACGACAGCCTGTACGAAGAAAAAGCAGCGGAAGCGGGCATGACGGTACCGATGTACAAGCAGTTTTTACAGCTGCAGCAGGAACGGGACGAGGCAACGGCGCGGGAGCAGCAGACGATCCAGGAGCAGATGCAGCGGCAGCACTTTGCGAAACTTTGCCAGCAGGCGGAGGAATTCAAAAAGGAACTGCCGTCGTTCGACCTGATGGAGCAGATCCAGAACGATCCGAAGTTTGTCCAGCTCACCCTTCCGGAAGTGGGACTGAGCGTGAAACAGGCGTTTATTGCGCTGCACCATGACGAGATCATGCCGCAGGCGATGATGGCGGGCATGGAGCGGGCGAAGCAGCAGCTTGGCCAGACAATACAGGCACAGCGGCAGCGGCCAGTGGAGGGCGCGATGAAGAGCCGGGGAGCGCAGGCGGCGGAAATCAACCTGGATCCGAGAGCCATGACAAGACCGGAAAGAAATAAAATTTACGACCTGATCCACAAAGGCAAGCTGCAGTGGGGAGGGTGAATGAAAGGAGAAAAGTATGAAAGACTGGATTTTTAATCTTCAGCGTTTTGCTGAAGCAGGCACCTTGGTGAACGCCATGGGCGCATACACCAATGCCTATACCGGAGCGACGACACCGTTTACTCCCGGCGTGGACGACCTGACCACGCTGAACAAGACCTTCAGCGATACGGCGCTGCTGGACAACGCGCGGGACAAACTGATCTTTACCCAGCTGGGAAAGAAACTGAACCTGCCGTCCAACAAAGGCACCAGCATTGAGCTGCGGCGCTGGAAAACGCTGGGCCGCATCAGCAAGCTGACCGAGGCCGTGATCCCGACGGGCAAGAAACTTTCCCAGGTTGCGATCACGATCACGATCGCGCAGTACGGCGACTATGTTGCCATCTCTGACATGATGAGCAACCACGCCATTGACGACGCGAAGCTGGGCGCACTGGAAGAGCTGGGCGCGAGCGCCGGGCTGACCAATGACCTGCTGACCCGGAACGTGCTGCTGGGTGGTACGCAGTTGCTGTTCGCGGATGCGATGAACGGCACCACCTACGTCAGCACACCCAGCACCGAAGCTGGGCTGCAGACAGCGCTGGCCAGCTACAGCGTGAACCTGACATCCAATGTGCTGATGAAGGCCCGGACGCAGATCTTCAAATCTGCGAAGGGACTGAAGTACACCGGCAGCGATTACCTGGCCGTGGTGCATCCGGACGTGGTGGAGGACCTGCGGCGTGATCCGGACTGGATCGAAGCTCATAAGTACGCGGCCCCTGAAGAGATCTTCAGCGGCGAAGTCGGACGGCTGCACGGGATCCGGTTCCTGGAAAGCAACCTGGCGCCGGTCATCAAAAAGTCCGGGCAGACCTACGCGACCTACAAGACCCTGATCTTCGCCAAGGAAGCGTTCGCAGTGCTCGACATCGAGGGCGGCGGCATGGAGACGATCATCAAGACCAAGGAAGAGATCGGCGGACCGCTGAATCAGTTCGGCACGGTGGGCGTCAAGTTCGAAATGGGCGCGAGGATCCTGTACCAGGAGCGCATGATTACAGTCTGGCATGGTTCCAGCTACAGCGCGACCGAGGAACAGAACATCGACGAGGGCGAGTACACTGCTGCCTGATGAGCGAGAAAAGACCCGGACAGGCAGGGACCTGTCCGGGCATTTCAGATTTTTCAAGAAGGAGGACAGAAAAATGGATCTGCAGAGATTTGCAGGGAGCCTGACGCTGACGGTGACGAATGACGGACACTTCAGCGCAACGAGCGCGAGCCCGTCCAGCAGCCTGGCGGAGGGCGACAAGAGCACGCTGACGATCACACCCAGCACGGGGTACGAGCTGAGCGAAATCGTGGTGCTGAGCGGCGGGGCGACGGTCGCCTATGATACCACGGCGAGTGCCTGGAAGGTGACCATGGGCGCGAGCAACGCGGCCGTGTTCGTACGGGGCAAGAAGAACAACCTGTACCGGGTCGTCGAGAACACCCACGTATGGATCAACGGTACCAAGACAGAGCTGACCAGGAACATGACGCTGGTGCGCGGGGCGAACGGCGCGATCGTCGACGTTACCGGGGATCCGACGGAGATCAGCCTGAGCGCGGACATGATCAACAGCCTGGTGAAGCAGGGCGCGATCGTCAAGATGTAACCAAATAAACGGAATCGCCCGCCTAAGGGCAGAAAGGAAACAGCATGGCAACGAAGAAGAGCGCGGCGCAGGAGCCGGAAGTGATCACGGAAGAGATCGAACAGGTAAAGGAACCGGGCCCGCTGGACCAGCCGAATCCGCAGATGCTGGCGATGATGGCGGAGATGGAACGCCTGAAAAAGGAGAACGAGGCGCTGAAGAAAAACAGCGTGTATTCTCCGTCGGCAGAGGGCGGGGCCAGCGACCGGGAACGCGTCGCAAAGGCATGCCAGAGTGCGGCCGAGAAGGGACTGGATCCATGGGGGATCAAGATCAGCGTACTGGCGCCGCGGATAGGAAAAGGCGAGGACAGCTACTGGCTGTGCGTGAACGGAAAGAGCGTGCAGGTACCGGCAAACGACCGGTATTACGAACTGTCGCTGCCGTTTGCGCAGTGCATGGTGGACGAGATCGCAGCGCGGAACCGGGCGGCGGACTATGCAGACAAGATTGAAGTGTACGATCCGGTACTCAATCCGAAGCCGGCGGACAAGGAAGAATAACGGACAGCAGGCGGAGGGGCGGGGGCCTTTCCGCCTGCTTTGGTCAAAAGGAGGACAGCATGACCATTATACAGGCGATCAGCACGACGGACGAGATGAAGCCGAACGCGATGAGCGCAACACTGAAATATAAATACCTGACGGAGATCGAGCAGCTGGTGCACGACGAAGTGCTGATGCGTCATGTACATACTCCGGAGCAGGAAACGAAACCGGTGTACACGGAGGATACGGACGACGATACGGAGCTGCTGGTTCCGGATCCGTACAGCATGCTGTATGTGTACTGGCTGATGTCCAAGATCGACATACAGACGCAGGAGGACGGCAGGTACAACGTCGATCGGGCACACTTTGAAAACGCATGGGAAACCATGAGCGACTGGTGGACAAGGAATCACAGACCGATACAGAAAGTAAGGGAGTTTCAGGTATGAAAAGCATGGGCCGGATCCCGGAGATCCAGAAGAGTATCCGCATGACGACATCCTTCAGCGGGTACAACCATACGGACGTGATCCGCGACGGGGAAATGTACAACACGACGAATCTGAGCGGGGACAGGTATCCGGTGCTGGGGACGCGGAGGAAAAGGGGAATTACCAGCTATGACACAGCGGGACAGGAAAGCGTTCCGCTGACGGCTGTGCATGGCCGGGACAACCTGGTGATGATCCGCGGGACGGAGGTTTTCTACAATTTTGTGAAGGTCGACGGCGTATCCGTGAGCGCGAGCGCAGCGACGCTGCCGAAAAAGATCGTGAGCATGGGCGCGTACGTCTGCATCTGGCCGGACCGGGTGTACTTCAACACGGTGGATCCGACGGACTGCGGGACGATGTACACGAGCATCACGATCAACGGCGAGGATATGAGCGCGATCATGTGCAGGAACGACGGGACGGACTATGACATTACGTCGATCGAGAAGGGCGTGAATCCGCCGGAGGATCCGGTAAACGGGGACTTCTGGATGGATGAGAGCGGGGACGTGGACGTGCTGCGGCAGTACAGCGCGGGGATTGACGAATGGGTGGAAGTGCAGACGGTGTTTGTGAAGCTCCAGGGAACCGGGATCGGGGCGGCGCTGCGGGAGTTTGACGTGGTGGAAATCCACGGGATCGAGGCGCCGGCCCAGTACGACGAGGACAGCAAGATCCGGAAACAGGCGCTGGAACTGAACGGCAGCAAGATCGTATATGGCGCAGGGGACGACTACATCATCATCGAGGGGTTGCTGAGCGATGCGCTGGATGAGCTGAAGGATAACGACGTAAGCGTGGAGCGGGACGTGCCGGACCTGGACTATATCTGCGAGAGCAACAACCGGCTGTGGGGATGCAAATACGGGCTGGAAAACGGCGCGGTGGTAAACGAGATCCGGGCGTGCAAACTGGGCGACTTCAGGAACTGGAGCTGCTTCATGGGATTGTCGACGGACAGCTACACGGCGAGCATCGGGACGGACGGAAAATGGACCGGAGCGATCAGCCAGCGCGGGTATCCGGTGTTTTTCAAGGAAAACGCGATCCATCGGGTGAGCGGGACAACGCCAAGCAACTTCAGCATACAGACGACAGTTGCGCGGGGCGTACAGGACGGCAGCTGGCGGAGCGTATGCGTGGTAAACGAGGCGATCTATTACAAGAGCCGCGACGGAATTATGCTGTACGACGGGAACATGCCGGTAAACGTGAGCGAGCAGCTGGGCGGCATGCTGTACAGCAACGCGCGGGCCGGGGCGCTGAAAGATAAATATTACATCAGCATGAAAGACGCAGGGGACGACTGGAACCTGTTTACATACGACACAAAGCGCGGGATCTGGTACAGGGAGGACAACCTGCAGGTGCTGCAGTTTGCAGCTGTGCAGGATGAACTGTACGCGATCGACGAGGACAACAATACGCTGGTTGCGCTGGCCGGGAGCATGGGGACGCCGGAGAATGACATATCCTGGGCGGCGGAGTTCGGGATCAGCGGGGTCGACTATGAACCGACGCAGAACGGAATGGGCCGCAGCGACATTGCGGGGAACCATTATCTGAGCCGGTTTGATATACGCATGACGCTGGAGGCGGAGCACAACGCGAAACTGGAGATCCAGTACGACGAGGACGGACACTGGACGGAGCAGGGAGAGATCCACGGGACCAGCATGCGGAACATCATGCTGCCGGTAATTCCGCGGAGGTGCGATCATCTGCGGTTCCGGTTGTCGGGAACCGGGGAGATGCGGATCTATTCAATCGCACGACATCTGGAGGTAGGCAGCGATGGATAATGTGTTCTTTGACAATCCTCCGGTCCTGCAGGGGAACGAGCAGGTACAGCTGCAGCAGCTGAGCGGGTACCTGTTCACGCTGAGCAGCAAACTGAACGAGGCGCTGATGGCAGCGAGCGTGCAGGAAGAGAAGGAAACGCAGGAACTGCAAAACGCCGGGAAACAGGCGGAGGCACAGCAGAGATCGCAGGAGTACACGACGCTGAAGGGTATGATCGTCAAAACGGCGGAAATCGTGCGGACGGAGATGGACGAGCTGCAGACGACGCTGCACGCGGAGACCATCGCAATCAGCGAGGACCTGGGGACACTGGAAACGGAGCTGGAGCAGCGGATCCGGGCGACGGCAGAGGGCGTGCTGCAGGACTTTGAACAGTCGCAGACGGTGACGGACATCCGGACGAACACGCAGTACAGGGAAACGACGAGTCATTATATCTATTCCGGGATCCTGGACCAGACGACGGG